CTCGCAATTATCAAATTTAATTTTTTAATTTTATTTTCGTCCACCAACCGCATGAAAACTGCCCACGCCTCTTTGTTTAACGTAAACGTCGATACAGTTGCTTCATCTATTGTTTTATGTTTCTCAATTATTTTTAAAACGACTAATATCAAATTCAACTGAGACTGGGTTCTGATCCTTAATTGCATATTTGGTTTTGGAAGTTCAAAATCTCCCATTCTTTTTAATATTTGTCGTGTCTGATTCCCTATTGGTAATTCCCGAATATCTATCCCGTCAATAAATTGTTTAGATTCCCTTTTGATTTTATATAATATTTCATCACTTACTTTCTTTACCTGGCCCCATTCTTCCGGTTCCGGTTCTTTTTGATCGTTAAAATTGTCCCATTTTAATGGTTTAATTTCCATAAAACGTACCTAACCGGCCTTAAAAGGGTAAAATCAATGAAAAAAACTGTTTAAAAAAATAATTTTATTTTTTTCTATTATATAGGTGAAAAAGCAGGGTTATAAAGTATTAATATTATTACATATTTTTAAAACTATAATTAAAAGTAATAGTTTTAAGGGTTTATATAACTTTTATTACCTTTATTATCTTTATTTTTTATATTATATTAGTAATCAAGAGGGGGAGAAATTAGAAAGCCCCCACAAAGCCCGATTAAATAAATCAGGCCCCGGCCCCCGAAAGGGATGGCAAGAAAGTTAGCCCGAGCCGGATAGGAAGAAGCCCCTACTAAGATAAACTTAGCAAGCCAATTTTATTACAAGGATTTAATTTGATTAGATTGATTCAAACTTAAAAATTTAGTTTTTGGGTTTGAATGAATTTAACCGTTAAAAAAGGAGAATCATCAAATGGAACAAAAAGATATTAAAAAAATCGACGACATCTTAACAAGTTTGGTAATTAGAAACATAGCAGCAGGAGCGACTATAGAACAAGCAAAAAGCAGATCTTTCAACACAATGATGAGAGATTGTCCTGAAATTTTTACATTATATTTAAGTTGCAAATAGTCGAAACGGCCTCCAGGCCGTCTGGTAAGGTTGATTACCTTATTACTGATGAGATAAATCAAAAACAAAAAGGAGTCCATCATGTTAGGAAAATTCAATAGCAGACAAACAGCAATAAATTTTAAAAATCATACAATCCCAATGTCAGCCATTGTCCTTGGTGACGATAATAAATATTGGGTTGTGACCATCGGCAAAATGGAAAGCCTTTTAAGATCCGGTTATGAATTAGCCGTTTAATTTATTTTGAAATTTAAAGGAGTCGATCATGTGTAACTCAGCAAATAGCGGTTCTAAATGGATTACCAAGAAACGTCGCTGGGCGATATATCAGCGGGACGATTACAAATGTGTTTATTGCGGAGCTTCCATTGATGAATCCAATCAGCCCTTTACCCTTGATCATTTAACCCCTCAAGAACTTGGTGGAACGAATGCTTCCAAGAATTTGGTCACCTGTTGCAAGACCTGTAATTGCTCCAAAGGTTCCAAAAGTATCCGGTCCTTCTTTATTTGGTTACGGGAAAGAAATATTGATACCCAGGAAATCAAAAAGACTATTCAACGAAATATCAGACGCAATTTAAAAGGCAATTTCAAAATTTAAAAGGAGAATTGAAAATGAAAAAATATGCAATAATCGATAAAACAACAGGAAATCCGGTAAAGGATGAAAATGGCCTTGATGCAATAGGGGATCTTGATTGGGCGGACGGCCTTTGTTTTAGAATGAATTTAAGTGCCGACCACGTCAATGACCACAAAACATATTGCGTCAAAAAGGTTTATCTTATCTCAATCCGCCCTGGGCACGGCTTAAAAAAGCCCGAAAAGATTAACCATGACAGATTACAGCAAAATGACAGATGAAGATTTTATGAGGATATTGGGTAATATCATGCAAGAAGAAGGCGGGCGCAGTATCTTGGCAATCCCCGGTGTTTACGAAGCCGTCTCAGAACATTTTAACAATGAAGTTTTAGACCGATGGAGCGCTGAACAGGCTTAACCGCTCCCCTTGCTATCGACTCTCAAGGGTCGATGGCGGGCTTGATTGGTTAAATCTAAAACAAGGAGATTGAAAAATGAAACGAGTAAGAATGCATGGTAACGAAACGTTCGGTACTCAGAACATCAACTGTAATCGATGCGGCAAACGAATAATTGTTAACGGGGAACCAATGATGCCCGTTTATCATGTCCACAATAAATTTGAATTCTGCAATTCGTGCGGCGGGGATTTTGATCATACCACCGAGACTTTTAAAAAAAGGAGCAAAAAATGAAAAACACAAAAATTAAGTACATTGGCCCTGGTAATAATTGGAAAGCAGAATACAGAAAAGAAAACAGCAAAATGAGCCTTTCAGATATCACTCACCGCCAAGCGGAAACTTTCAGAAAAACCAAGGCCAAAGCAAAAGCATTTATCGATTCTTAATCACCAAGGGGTCTTAACTGGCCCCTATTGGTCTGGGTCTTATCCGGCCCACTGATGACGCCTCATGGAGAGACGAAACCAATAAAACCTATTTAAAAAGGAGCTTGGAAATGAATTTAAAACTCAAGGCATATAAAATCCGTTATGATTTTGACAGGATGTCCACCAAAGACAATATAATTTTCGGGCATTGGAAATTTGAAACAGGCGAAAGCAAATCGGCCCTTGCTAATATTGAAGACGTCACAATTACTATTTTGAAAAATGGGAATAGGGTTGTAGCCGACCGAGGATCTGTAATTCATACATTTAAACCTGCTTAATTATTTATCCTGCTTTTGATTTTTAGGAGGAGATCAAAGGCGGGCTTAAATACTTAAATCAACCAACAAGGAGGATATTATGACAGTCAAATTTGAAATCGGTAAAATATATTCAACCCGATCTACCTGCGATTATAATTGCATTTATGAATTTAAAATTTTAAGCCGTACCAAATTATGTGTCTGGATTGAAGTTTATGGTCAACTTGTCAGACGGAAAATTACAATTTGGGATAAACGAGAAGAATTTTTTCCCTTTGGCCATTATTCAATGTGTCCATGTATCCGTGCTTAAAAGGAGGCCCCATCAAATGGAATATGCAAAATATGAGAACCTAATATACAAACTTTCATGGCGGTATGCCCGTGTTGGTTTCGAATTTAATGATTTACTTTCCGAAGCCAATTGGGCATATATGCGGGCAACGGAAACATTTGACCCTGAAAAATGTAAATTTTGCACTCATCTTTACAATACCGTCAATGGATGGTTATTCAATTTTACCAAACCGTCCATTGATAATTCTACCTATAGCGGTGATGATTGTGATAATTTTTCCAAAGAAAATTACAATCAACTCAAAAGAATTATGCTCAAGGATCGGTTTGAAAAATCTGATCCTGACGTGGTTATTGTTATCAACCTTGTATTTGATATGCCGAACCAATTATATATGACCTGCCTCGAAGTAACCTGCCCAAAATTGACCCGACGACGTTTGTTAAGATATTTGACAGACGAAATGAACTGGACCCCGAAACGAGCCAATCTGGCCCTGTTAACCATACAAAACATAGTAAGAGGAGAATGAATATTATGGAATTTACAATAACGACTTATCAAATTTTAATTAACAAAAGACTTAACGCCGACGAAATAAACAACGTCAACAAAAATATAGAAAACACAAGTATCAGCGGCAATATTCCAAGACCAATTATACCTGTAAGAGTTTTTAAAAATAAAACTGAAACAGTCATTGCCATCATTGGAAACGTCGGGAATTATCACGATTTAATTTTAAGCAATATCGAAAATGAATTCAATGTTAGGGCTTATTTTATCAATGATAAACATGCCCAAAAAATATTTGATGACATCGACGAAAATTATTTTGATTATCTTTAAAAATATCAAACATTAAGGAGAATGAAATGAATGAAACAACAAGAAAAGCAATCAAAATTATCGACGGAGATGCTTGGAATCTTTCGGGTCCTCGCTGGAAAAAAACAAGGCGAGCAATTATATTCGATCTTACCGGAGTCAAAACTACCCTTGCAAAATCTGGGTGCGTTGCCCTTGGAAATATTCTTGTCAAAAAAGCCCAAATTGATACCGCCGGCAAATGTTATGCTGAAATAAAAAACGACCTTAAAACTTGGTCCAAAACATTATAAAGGAGAAATTTAAAATGAAAAAATTCATGCTTAAAATCGAAGACAATATGTGCAAGAATGATGAAATAGCGATTCTTGATAAGCTGGAACAGGAATATTTCCAATGCCCGGATAATTACCTATATGATTTCTTTTGCGGCCAGAATGTGCAATGGCTGAGAAATAAAATCCAAGATGATATTTTCCCAGCCCTGCCATACAAAATGGAGGCAAGAATCGTTAATCAGGATATTGAGATCAAGAATCTGCGCGAACAGTTAGAATCAAAATCCTCCAAACTTATTGAAATAGACAAAGAATTAGATCTGGAACGGTTAGACCACCATCATACCAAAAACAAACTAACCCAAATGGAAGAAATGAAAGAAGAAGCGAGGATGGGAAGAATTAAAGCCAACATCAGAATCATTAATCTCGAAAACAGATTAAAAGTCACCACCGAACAAATGAGAACCGTCGCCGAATATACCGGTGCCATTTAATATCAACCTCCCATAAAACCACAAAGGAGCTGGGTATGGAAAAAGACGAATTGCAAAAACTTATCAAAGAAGACAATGGATGGGCAATCGGAGTATTAGTCACAATTTACAATAATCAAGAATCGGATGAACAGGCCGGAGAATTTACAATTCATCAAAATTCAGTTGGTTTTAATTCTGTTGATGCGGGTTTTATGACTTCGATTGCATCCAACTACCTCAAATGGGGGCAGCTTTCCGAACGCCAAATGGTATATGTCAGAAAAAATATGATCAAATATGCCGAGCAGGCCATTGATTCAGATGTCCAAAAAGTTGAAGTCAAAGTCATCGGTGATAAAATCAAAGCAGCCGGAACCAAGGCGACTCCCAAAAAAGAACGAGTAATTCAGGCCGTTGACTTCGATCTGAAACAGCTTATTATCCGGTTTTCTTATCCTCGTGGGGATGATCGTTTTCAAAATACTCTCACTTTTGTCAAGACCCTGGAAAATCGTAAATTTGATAGTTCGTCTAAAAATTGGTCTTGCCCCGTATCACTTGAAAATATTGGTTTGCTCAGAACTTTTGGGTTCAATCTTTCTAAATCTGTTCTTGATTGGGAAGATAAAAACCAGTATGTGGCCGTAAAAATCGATCATGTTGAAGGTCTGCCGGATGGATTAGTACCCCGGCCCTATCAAATTGAAGGTGTTGAGTATATTGAATCCCGGCATGGCCGGGCTTTATGTGGGGATGAACAGGGATTGGGAAAGACTGTCGAGGCCCTTATTTGGCTTCATAGACACCCAGAAACCCGCCCTGCCATCGTTGCTTGCCCTGCATCCCTAAAATTCAACTGGGAAAAAGAAACTCAAAAATGGTTACCAAATGAATCCGTTACAATCCTTTCGGGCCGATGGTCAAAAACAAAAAAGACCCCAACGGAAAAAATTGTCATTATTAATTATGATATCCTCAGCAATAAATACAAAAAAATTAAAGACGAATACACTGGAGAAACCAAATCTGTTGAACAAAGAAATACTGGATGGAGTGATCGTCTTTCAAAATTAAATCCGCAATCTTTGATATGTGACGAAATCCAAATGGTCCGAAACCTCAAAACCAACCGAGGAAAATCAATCGCTCGTATGGCCAAAAAGATTCCAAATGTTTTGGGTTTATCTGGGACTCCGATTGAAAACAGGCCCATTGAATTTTTTAATCCGATTAAAATCATCAATCCAACTATTTTTCCCTCGTATTGGAAATATGCTCAAGAATATTGCGGGGCCAAACATAATGGATTTAGATGGGATTTCAATGGGGCTACCAACACAAAAGAATTACACAACAAGTTGAAAAAAACAGTTATGATCCGACGGTTAAAAAAAGACGTATTGCCAGAATTACCACCCAAAAACAGAATGGTTATCACCGTGGATCTTGATAATCGCAAAGAATACAATAAAGCAGCATCAGATATTATCGCTTATATCGAGGATACAAAAGGCGCAGAAGCAGCAGACAAAGCCGAAAAAGCTCAGGGATTAGTAACTATTGAAACCCTAAAACAACTTGCTATCAAAGGCAAGATATCAGCCTGTATCGAATGGATTGAACAATATCTCGAAAACAATGACAAATTGGTTGTGGGTTGTGTCCATACCAGTGTTGTTGAACAATTAGTAGAACATTTTGGTAAAATAGCGGTTTGTATATATGGTTCAACCCCTCTTAAAAAACGACATGAAAACGTAACTGCTTTTCAGGAAGATCCAAATATCAGATTATTGATTGGTAATGTCAAAGCCGCTGGGGTTGGGCTCACATTGACCGCCGCAAATGCCACTTGCACTATTGAGTTTGAATGGAAGCCTGCTACCCATTCTCAATTTGAGGACAGAGTTCACAGAATCGGACAGGAATCTGATTCAGTATTTGCATATTATCTTGTTGCCCAAAATACCATTGAAGAAGACATTGCCGCCCTGCTGGATGAGAAAATGAAAGTTTTAAATCAGGTATTGGAAGGGGAAGAAGTTGACGACAAATCATTATTAACCGAATTGATCAAACGATTAAAGGAGAAATCATGAAAAATTGGTTATGCGGAATCTGTTTCTGCTTCGGGCTTTGCCTGGCTGGGGCAGAAGCAGATCATTGGATCTGGAATTTACTGGGTTTGGGAATTCTTTCATTAATCTTTGTTTTCAAACCGAAGGAGAATAATCATGAAAATAGAAGAATTTAAAAAATTGACCAAAAAAATCGAAGCAAAGAAAACTATCATAGCCAAAGCCCGTGACGAATTGAGAGAATTGTATGATGAAATTGGGGATTTACTTGATTCTTTTGATTGCGGAATAGTCGAATTGGAGGACGGACTGAATACAATTGAGGACGCAATAAATACGTTTTCTGAAATCGTGTAAACCCATTTAATTTTAAATTTTCACGACTTTGATTTATAATATAGGTAAGGATATTAATAATTGATTTAAACGCCCGTATGGGCCTCTAAGACAAGGAGAAAGTACATGGGAAAGCGAAAGTCCAACATGCAGAAAAGAGAAATTGCGGCAAAACAAAAACTCAATTGAGCCCGCAAGGCGGAAAAACTCCGGCAGGTTTTGAAACGCAATTTTGACGACATGACCCCATTGCCGCAATGGGAAATAAAAAGATATTTGGCTTGGGTTGATTCGGTTAAAAAATCTCATATTTTGTCCCGTGATTTTTCAGATATGCGGCCCGCCCCTAAATGGTATTTTAACCGGTATTACAAACGAATTGCGGCTGATGAAAAATATCTGAAAATGTTCAAAAGAAAGAAACTTCTATTCAGAAAATTCTAAGGAGAAATGATATGGCAAAGCAAACCCAACAGGACAAAATTATTAAATGGTTTTTATCAATCGGGTTCACAGAAATGGAAAGCCGGTCCGGGAAATATCGTCAATTCAAAAAGGCAATAAATTGGCCTACCCACGATTATTCTTATTTCGTAGGCCGAAAAGGAGCCATCCGGGCCGGAAAAAATATTTCATCCTCCTTTTCTATAACAAATCGAATCAAACAATTAATGAAAAAAACAATGGAAAAAGAAAATGTTTGACGCCAAAATATTTCTGGAACATTACGGGATTGCACATACAAACAAAGACCCCAAGCACTCCCGAGTGGGCTGGGTGCAGATCAAGTGCCCTTACTGCCAAGGATCGCATGGAGGCTGGCATGGTGGATTTTGTATTTC